TGTTTTATAATCTATTACCCATGCGATTTCACCTAACACATCAATGATAAGCAAGTCAGCGATACCACGGAACCACGCTCGTTTATCGTAAAAGTCACAGGCTTCTAAGTTTTCCTTTACGCCCATTTTACGCTCACAAAACTTCACACCACGTTTGGCAGCTAATGTGTCTAAAAAATTTTGCGCAAACTGAAACTCGTCAGGTAGTGGTTCGTTGTCTTTTATGTATAGCTCCGCTGCCTTGTGAAACGCGTTACCGTAGATGGTGGCTTGCGTTGGCACGAATGGATATTCTTTAAGAACTTTTTCGTGATAAAATTGTTTGGGGCATTGTTCAAAAGATTTAATCTTGCTGAATGACCACGGTGCTATATTAGCCATTTTAGATTCCTTCTTATAACTTATATCACGCATCACCATTTGTTGTCGCCCACTGCGCCCTGTGCGAGTATCACCTTTATGTCTGAATATATGGTTTTTGTTTTCAAGCGCAGAAAATCTAGCAGTCACAGATGAATACGGTAGATAAGGAAACATGTCTAAAATATCATCTGCAATCAGCCCGTGATCTTCAGAGTTTATTATAGCGTTGTGCACTTTAGCCTCTAAAGCCGTGGTGTCTACAGCATGCGCCGCATTTATGCTCGTATCTGGAGAACCTCTTCTATGCAGTAAATATGGGTTGGTGCCGTATTCATCACTCATAATTTAGCCCTCTCCCATTTTGCTCTCTCCCCTAATTTTATTAGGTTATTAAAACTGTAAGGCGCAGATAGGTTTCCATGTACTGCCCTACCTTGTAATTTAGGAGCAAGGGCGTGTATGTATAAACTTTCTAATATATCCAACTGTTCTTTCTTACATGGTATATATGTGTATGCGTCAAAGTTTTTATGCCCTTCTTGTGCGTGAGTATGTATACGACCAAATACATTTACAGACTGCCCAACATACACCACATTATTTTTGTATATAAGAAAATATACCCCACACGCCGAATCATATAATTCACTATTAGCTACTAATTCTTCTTCAAGTAACATGTCACGGTTAGTCAGACACCTACTAACGCTATCTATTGTAGCTACATGTTTGGCATGAGTTCTTTTAGCTTCCAACTCTTCCAACTCTAACTTCATACGCGTTAGTTTATTTTTGAGGTAATCTACATCTATTTTTAATTGGTCGTTCATAGTTGGTTTTATAGTTAAAGCTTCACCTCTAGCTCTAGCTACAACATCTAATGGGCGATACCTAGAAAGATGACCAAACCTAGACCTTATAGGTTTATTAAAGTTTTTGCACCGCGCTACATAGCTTGATGCTTGCATGTCACCAACTCTAAAATATTTGTTTAGCTTTGTGGGTGACATGTACTCCCTAAAAATCTCAGAGGGTATAAAATCTGGTCTTCTCCCCATTATTCACAATCTCCATAAGATTTGCCTGTTCCACTCTCACAGTTTATCGGCAGACCATCCGCCCAATCGGGTTTCCAGCGCATGCAATCTTCTACGTATGCTTGTGCCTCGGCCACTTCTTCATCTTTTACACAGGCCACAATACTGTCATGTACAGTTAGCACAACCTTGTATCTTTTGGCAATGCGTAGCATCTGCTCACCTATGATACACCGCGCAACTGCTTGACATATATTTTCTACAACTTTTCCACCGTAGATTTTATTTGGCCCCCTACGTGTTTTATAATAATATTGTGGGCGGTTATCTTCCGTCTGAAAAAACAAGTCGTGATAATACATAGGCAACCCAGAAGGTAATATTATAGCCATCTTATCCACATCCACCCGCAGCACGTTGCCACGTCCTAATTGTGTAGCTGACTTGTTACACAGATTCTTCAACATCTCTTGAGCATTGCGCCATAGGGAACTAATCGCGCCATTTGTTGTGCGGTATATGTCTATCACGTTACGTGCTTCATCTATGTGCATGTCAAAACCAAAGTTAGACAACTGCATTTGAAATTTAACTGCGCCCATACCATACCCTGCGCCGAGTATGGTTGTCTTACCTACAAACCGTTGGTCTTTATCAACTGCGTCTGGCTCCACACTGTAAATCTTTGAAGCCATATGCTTATACACATCTTCGTTTTTGTCGAACTGGTCAACAAGATCGTTTTGCTCTGCTAGCCACGCCAAGACACGCGCTTCTATTTGTGCGCTATCGGCATCAATCAGTGTATGACCTGCTGGCGCAACAATACTTTGCTTTAACTTCTTACCATTAGGTCCACGACTTGGTAAGTTTTGGAGGTTAATCTTGTCATCGCCACCCCACCTACCAGTATGCGCTGCATAATATCTTACAGGCACAGGTAACAGTCCACGGCGAGATATGTTTATAAATCGTTGTGTCCTTGTTTCTTCTAAGGTACTTTTAGTACCCAACCGAGCAGCTACAAGAGATTGTACACGGTCATCTTCGTGTTCTTGTAATGCCTTGAAACCTTCGTCCGATTTTGCAAATGCAAATGTTTGTTTTCCCGTAGTAGGGCTTATTTTCATAGGCGGCTTCACGCCTAACCCTTCAAGCACAACCGCAAATTTTGGATTTGACATTAGCTCTTCTCTTCCGATTTGAGCATCTGCCAGTAATTTATCTTTGCGTTCTTTAATCTCAGCTAAGTGCAACTCAAGAAGACCGTCATCCAAGTCTACTGTAGGTTCAACAAACATACGAAGCGTTAAGTCAATCAACTTCATTTCTTTTCGCGGAAAACTACTTATCATACGCATGAACAGTTCATGTGTTATGTCTACGTCCAGAACACAGTAGTCCCCATACCCACTCAACTCCTCTTCATTGAAGTCCCCCCTACGCTTACCTATAGCACGTGTTACTTCATCGCCTTTGTCTTGTAGGCCATAAGCCTTTGCCAAGTTTGCAAGCGACACGCTACTCTCAACACCATGTAAAGCGCGTGCCATACATAATGTGTCAGCGTATATCTTAGGAGTTATACCGAACTGCCAGTTAAGTATCGCACCATCGAACATGGTATTGTGTGCCAGCAGCATGCTGTTTTTCCAGTCATAACGTGTTAGGTATTCACCTATCTGTTTATGCGTGCCGCTAATCCAGTGTGTTTCTTCGGTGTCTTTCTTTATTGCAACCCCAATAACTTCAAAGTCTCGGTGGCGTATATAGTTTTCGGTAGTAAGTTTAGACAGGGAATACTCCCTGTCATAAAATGTTTCAAAGTCGAGTGTGATTAAGTTCATTAATCACTACCCGCAATCTCACCGCCAATAGCAGCGTATCCACAAATGTCTACATAGGTATCCACATCTTTCGGACCATCGCCGTGTAGCCTTGATATCTTTAACAGAACCATCATAGCCGCCACGTCACGGGCAGATATAAAATTAATCAAACCTAAATGCGCGTTCCAATACCCAGCGATACGGTCAAAATTTTCTTTAGCATCGCCATATTCTTCGTGACGCTCACCGCTAATTAAATTAGATGCCTCTTCCAATATACCAGAGCGGTTATATAAAGGCGGTAGAGCGGGTGGTTCTTCTGGTGTTGTTTCACGTGAAACATCTACCCAATCAGCTTCGATGTCAGTTATTCCTGCCGCTTCAAGCTGCTTTTCCGCTACTAATATCTCTTTTGGTGTGCCGATCTTTTTCATCAACGCCCACACGTAGGCATAAGATGTTTTGGTAGCCTGTGCTATTTCTGAGATTGTAGCTTCTGGATGCTTTACTTTGTAAGCCCATATTTTTTCTTGCTTCTTAGTCATGTCGTTCTCCTATTTAAATTTTTTGTTAGGGACGTCCCTAACACTTTTTGGAAACTGGTATCGCAGAGCAGCCGAAGCCACCCCGCGAACCAGTGTAAGATCAATGTGCGGAGTTAATCGAAAGGATGCACACCTCTTACTGCCGTGGATATTTCAATGTAGGGGTCTCTCACGGCTCTACCCCCATCGCCTCGGGATACCCAACTAACCGGACGATAAGTCAAACAGTATCCTGCTTAGACGTAATACGTTATCCTCATTGATGACAAGCGCGGTGCCACCTGCGGCACGTATCTCGTCAAGGTTTTTCTCTTGCAGTGGTGTAGGTTTGTTATTGCCAGCTTTGCATTCAATGCCAACAAATAAACCCTTGTAACAGACTACTATGTCAGGCACACCGCTGCGCCCATAACCACCAGTGACAGGGTAAAAGTAATAGGCACTTAACTCTTTGAGTATCCGCACCGCTTTCTTTTTAATTTTCGCTTCGGGTGTCATACTACCCCCTTAGCTTTTTAATCAGATCATTTACCTCTTTATGCCGTGCCTGTAATCCGTCATGCGCTTTCTGCATTTTGGCAGCGTTAGCTTCGTAAGCTTTACGAAAATCCTGTTGTGCTATTTCACTGGTAGCCAATGCTTTATCTATGGTATCAGACAGCTTCTTAACTTCTTTCACCATCAGGTCGGCTTCTTCATTGCCACCGTTCTCGCCATAGTCTACTTCTCGGATTTCCTTCACCCAACCCCATAACACCTTACCATCACATAGATCAGCTATAGTGTGGTCAGAGTTACTTTCTTTGTAGCAACACTTATCAATGTCGTACAAATCATCTAACCACTTACGTATATCACGCCGTTGTGCAGGGGTTGATTTCATATTGGGTTCAATTTTTGTAGCGGTTGACGCTACCTTTTTCACACTAATTTTCTGGTTCATCTTTTCCTCATTGCGGTTTTTAAGGCAACAATTACAAGCAATAGTTTGTTTGTTAACTAGCCAGCCAGCGGTCCTTGCTTTCTGTATAACAGATTTACTAGTCCTTAATTCAGCTACACCCTTTCTAACTTGCTGCGCTGTCGCGGTCTTCGGCAAGTGATAGCTAGGAGCGCTTACAACTGTTGACGTATCACACTTGTCACAGATTAAACGGACTTGAAGCCTTCCGTCATAGAAGGTCTCTACACCCATGTCATTCTCCTCTTCGTATTATAACACACCACCCCGAATAATTGCAGAGGTGGTGTGGATTATTTGTTAGGGATGTCCCTAACTATTTTTAAATACCCAAAATGTATCAGGTGCTGAACGCACGCCTACGTTCTCTACAATCTGATTTTCATCAGGGTCTAACACTGACAAGGCATAAACTCTATCACGTATCCACTCGGGGGTATCATCAAGTGATAGATAGTGTTGTTTAGTGTTATTGTCAAGTGTTAAACCTTTGAGGCATCGTATATGAACATAGTTAGATATAGGACGTATCACAACATGGCATGCAATGTCATGCTCCATCATACCCACTGCGGTTTTTCCATACATATTAATCGACAAAGGGATTTACCTCATCGACATGTATTGTGTAGGCATTATCACAATGCTTATACCCAACACCTTCGACATAGGTTTCGTTGTCAACGATCTGCAATGTAGACACACGATCCACAACCCACTGGGGAACATCCGACTGTTGGCAATGCTCCTCACTCATTACCTCTTTGTTGGGGTTTGGGCTGTAGTGTCGTCCGTTCTTTAGCCGTGCCAATCTGTATATCTTGTCACCAAACCTATCGGTGACCATATCGACATACATCACAGGTATCTCTGATGCTTGGCGTCTATCAAACAGATCATACGCATCGCAGAACGCTTTCATATTAATGCCGACCTCGGCTCGTAAGAACAAATGTCCAGACGCTAACAATGCTTTGAACTCGTCTATCAACACGTGTTTGTTTGGGCTGTAACTACTTATATGTATGTCCAGAGGTTTGCCTGCATCTTTGTACGCTCTAGTCGCATCGCCTTGCACATCAGTAATATTACTGGCAGACCTACTATTCAATGCACAGGCACTCTCGCCAACCGTGTAGCTTCTGAACAAAGCCTTGGCTTTCTTGATCGCTTTGTCTCTGTCGTTAAACATAGCCATGCGGTGCTGGTCATTGTCCTCTCGGTATTTACCGTTTTCGTGGAACGGAGCATACATGACAAACTGATACTTCGAAGTCTTGGTTGTCATCCAATCGCCATAACCAACCCAGCCCATGACATGGGTATCACCTTCACGGTATATCCACACCGACCTGTGATCTTTCATTGCGTAAGATGCACCGCGTAACTCCTTACACACAAGCTTGGCATACTCCAGAGCAGTGATGGTGTTTTGATTTCGGGTGCTGCTTGTAGGGTTTGTTATGTAGGTGTCAATAATACTTTTGTGTTCTAAGGTGGCCTTGTGTACCACTTCGTGCTTTATGTTCGCCCAGCCCATTAGTTATTCTCCTCTTCTGTTAGGGACGTCCCTAACTTTGTTGATGGTTTAAGTTTTGGTTTTATCGGGTATTGAGATACTTCTTCTGTTACACGGCAATACATCATTATGTCATTGCCATATAGATCGTATAATTGGTTATACAGAGGCATCATCACGCCTCTATCCATCGCTTCTTGGCACCTGTCCTCTGTATCGTAGAAAACTGAAACAAGCTGTGGCTCTCCATGTATGTGATATATCAGGATAAGCGCGGTAAAGAACTCAATCATATCACACCTATACTGGTTAGGAATATTAACACCATTGTGAGTGTGGCAATGATTACAAAGATAGCTTTGTCCTGCCAATCTGGTCTATTGTCCATTATAGTTTACCTCCATATGTTATGTGTATGTGCATGGATCATCGAAATTACATCGACCACACACGCCATCAGTAAAGTATTCTTCTTTCACGCAGATGAGACAAACTACGCAGTAGCATCCGCTTTTGTTTTTTGTGTCGTGCCAATCACCCAACGGCTCATCGTCAACACATTTGTATGGCCCATCATCCATTATAGTTTACCTCCTTGTTTCTTGATGCAACTGTCTAAGAAGTTAGCTGCATCTTGGGTTGCCATGTCTATGTCATCGCCTTTCATAGCCATGCTTGATCGCTCCACAAAATTGTTCACGGCTTGGTGCATTGCGTCAACCATTGCGCTTTGGAACTCTTCGTCTTGGGCCATAAATTCATCAGAGAACTGGATGCCGCAAGCGGCACCCTCGTCAGTCAACTGAAAAACTATGTCACAAATTCTATAAGTGTGGTTGTTGTTATCAGTCATCGCTGCTCTCCATGTGTTTAATCATTTCTTCGGCAAGTCTATGCAGACCATCAAGATTTGATATCGCTTCATTCAACAACTCACAACTTACTCGTCTCTCGCAGTGGGAGCTTGCGAACTCCTCCTTTTCACACCTAAAAAGTTGTTCTATGATTTTAGCGTTGTCGCTGTATATTTCGAGACGTTGTTTAAACTCCTCAGCCATTCATAAAGTCCTCTCTGCTAACGTGTATCACAGAACCAAACGGCGGCTTGGCCTCTTTGTTATCGATGATAACCCAGAGCACAGGATGATCCCAATCACCCCAACCACCCCAGAAATAACCATCTGTTAAGACAACCGTAGCCTCCGGCTTGATACCTTTCTCCTTGAGAAACTCAGGCACAACTGTCGGGTCAGTGCCACCACCACCCACAGGTTTCGTGCGTTCAGCCACGGTGTCAAGCTCGGCGTTGTCGTACTTCTCGTAACCGCAGACCTTGGTGTCCCAATAGGTTATGTGTAACTCGTCAGGAAATACAGTCTCGCATATGTTGACCGTCTCTGTCACCATGATCTTAGCCTCGGCGTCACCGATAGACCCAGACATATCATTGCTGCAATGTACGGACGCAACGGTTTCGCTGATCTGGGATGGCATGTAGTATCCGCTTGCTAGGTATCGTCTGTTAGGTGTACGCCATGTACTCAGACCACTGCCAGCACAGGTTGCGGTGAACCACTCACGAAACGCTTCGCGCCAATCAATCTTGGGCTGAAGTAACTCGTCAATGTCACGGTTGCCACCACTGCCCATCTTGCCAGCGACCAACGCACCTTGGCGTATTGCCTCGTCAATCTCACGCTCCAACTCCTGTCTCTCTTCGCGTGTCATTTCTTCGGCACCGTCAAAGTCAATCTCGTCAAATACCTGACCTGTTTCACCGTCATCGTTCTGACCCTCTTTTCCGGGGTCACCTTCACCATCTTCACCTAACTCTTTATACAGATGCCAAAATACTTTTGCGGTATCCCACCCTGCAAACTGTGGATCATAGCAGCATTTATTAAAGAACTGACCGTCACCGTAGGCAATATTCTCAGGCATCTCAACGAAACCATCCTTGCCATAGGCTTCCATAATCAGCCAATTAATCACATAGTCCATAGACATGTTAGCCAACACTGGGTTGATCTTAGACAAGTGACCCCATGTTGTCGGGTGTCTATACATCTTGTGATACACCTCATGCATTTTGACGAACCGTAACTGTGCATCATTGAGTGCTTCCATGAACGCACGACAATACCATTCGTCACGTCCGTTTGTGCATGCGGTGAACTCTTTACCATTGCGTGTCTTTTCCAGATATGTTTCACCGATCATCAGGACACCTGCGAGTGCAGGTTCCTTTCTCATCCAAGCGACTGTCGCTCTCGACATGCGCTCTTCTAGTGTCATATTTGCTTGAAACATTTACTTCTCCTCGTTTGTGTTAGGGATGTCCCTAACTGATTTTACTTGGTCCACATCCATGTACCATTTCTTCGCTGAACATGAGACTGTATCCAAACCTTTGTCACTCGCGTCAAAAGCGTTAATAGCTTCTACGGTGATAAACACCTTCACGGTTACCTGATATTTCTGCACCTACTCCTCCTCTTCTAGGTGATGTGTTTCGACTATGGTGGCTTGGCGAACTAGCTCCGCCCCCCACAACTGTGCATCTGCAAGAGCCTTTTCGCGGCTCTCACATTGCGTCCAGAACGTGTCACCGTTCTCTTTCATCAGATACCAATCCATTACACTTTATCCGCTTGGAACATGTAACCGTTCAGACGTGACCACTCACCGAACTTCTTGTTCTGCATCACGATGTTACGCTTGCTGTACTTCTCGGACCGTGCGCCATTGACAAACAGACCTTGCGCCTCGGTGTCGAGCCTGTCCATGTATGTCATCCATGCGTCCATCCAATCACGATCTATTGTGCTTAACGTGCGAAACACAGTCATGCACACAGCCGCAGCAGAGTTTGGCACCTTGGCGTTTTTCGGATCGTTCTTGATATCATCAGCAGATGGCATGTCCTTTGCCACGTTTACAAAGGTCATCAACTCTACTGCCGCTTGCTCACCGATAGTGCCAATGAGTGCCGCAGTCAGCATGTGATTGCTCATCATGTGACGTTTCTTCAGTATCTTTGACGCGGCTTCACCAGAGCGCCATGTCCAGAACGACTGACGTGACGGGTCTTTCGGGTGGTATATCTTCAAGTTTTCTTGTGGGTCTTTGATATCTTCGAAGTCATCACCCAACTCTGGATGATCTTTGACATAACCCATCAACAGGGGTTCGATGTCGTTGTCGATAGCCCACTCCAACCACTTGAGATTTGTAGTCTTTCGTATGGTGACGACTGTTGTTCTGTTACGCATGAGTGCAGATAACACGTCACCCATACCCTCGCTTGCCTTGTTAGTCGTGGCAAAGACAATGCTGTCTGGATGCAGTTCAAGCATGCCAAACTTCTTCTCATATGCGATCCGTTGCAGGGCAGGGAGCAGTGACTTGTTTTTACCAATCTCGTCAAGCATCAAGATAATTGGCCCATCGTGATGAAAGCCCAAATCTTCAGCAACGGCATGCGTAAAGAAGTCTTTCTCTTGTGCCTCTTTCATTCTGGGCAAGCCCATGTCACCCGCATCGACCTTGGTAGTACAGTCGAAGTAGAACGGTTTGTGTGTGGGTAACTCTTTAGCCACAATGTCGAGTATGGCTGATTTACCCTGACCCATGCTGCCAACGGCGATCACGGTCTGATCTCTGCCGATCATGGTAATCAAGTCGGCAGTCTCTGGGATGTCGAGTGCATACATTTGTTTCGCGGTATTCATAGTGTCGTTCTCCTGATTAGAGTTAGGGATGTCCCTAACTGATTATATGTCTAGTGATGGAAGGCTGTTCAGTGCCTCGGTGAGTTTCTCACGTGTTTTCTCACGTGTAGTTGGGCTATTGCGCATAGCGTCTGTTGTGACACTATCCAGAGTAACCGATAGTTTACGGCGCATGGCATCCATGTCCGGATCGTTTGTATAGTTGCATGTGTGTAACATCTCAGTCAGAGCAACCAGACGATCAAAGATGCCGTCACTGATCTTACCTTTCTTGCCTGTGGTCTCATCCACAGACAGGTTCTTGAGGAACCGCTGTATCTGGTCGTGTAACTGATGCCACAGGTCTTTCATCGCACCTTGAACACGGGCATCGTTGTCGGACTGCATCTGACTTTTTACATAGTCCACAGCTTCTTTGCCGATGTCACAACGAAAGTCACCTGCCTCGGCAATGCCTGAGTACCCAAGGTTCATGTGGAACCCATCCAGTTGCAGATCAGAGAGTGACGGATATTGTAGTGGGTCATAGAGATCACCTAACTCACGAGGAGCAACTACGTCACGCTGGTGCTCATACGTGCCAAGAAATATCTCCCATAGGTCTTTGCCTTGGTCGATGGCATAGGTCATCTTTTCATGGAAGTCGAAGTATTTTGCATTGGACAAGAGACGTGGCCCCTTGTCATCCCACGGCTGGGTTTGGGCATAGTATATGTTATTACGTACATCACCGACATGTGTTTTGAGCGACTTGAACTCTTTGTTGTCGATGAGTGACTTGGTTAGATTGAAACGCTTGCGATCCGCGCCGTTGTTGGTAGCAACTTCCTCAGTGGCAATACGGTCACCTTTACGGAATGTTGGTATGGTTACGCTAAACTTAACAAGCATAGCAGCGGATGATATTGATGGTGCAGACATTTGTTTCTCCTTTGTCTGGTTTTTGTTAGGGATGTCCCTAACGTGTTTTCTGGTTTAGGTGTAGCAAGTCGGACTTGCGGGTGATTAGTGTATACGCTTGCTTTGGCAGTGGCACGACACACCAAGATTGACGCTGTTGTTCGGCGCTTACATCGCCACAGTCCAAACACACATTTATGTTTAGCTCGGTCTTGCGGCGTAATGGGTATGGTTCATCACATAAAATGCAATAGGCTTCTGTAGACATTGTGACCTCTCTGTTCGTTAGGGACGTCCCTAACTGGTTAGTGTTATATAATGATATGTAGTATTGGTAGGAAATATAACTATACCACAAGTAATATATTATGTCAAATTTTTGTATATGGTGTTGTATAATATTATATAGCAATATGTAAGAAAGTGTTAGAGTGTGTTGGTGTGTAAGTAATTGATTTTAAACAAATGTTAGAATGTTAGAAAATTCCAAGGTAGAGAACAAAGGGAAGAATACGCGCAAGACCTCTCTTACACTCCTACTACTAAATAAATCTTATACTCTTTAAAAACTCTAACATTCTAACATTACTTTGTTTTCAATGACTTAACCCCTAAATTTTTCTAACACGTTTTTGAACACTCTAACATTACTTTGTTTTCAATGACTTATGCAATTTGCTTGGCGTAACGCACCACACTACTACAGATACTGGTATCATATTTTGTTAGGGATTTCCCTAACGTGTTACGTGAGAACTTACAATGATATGCTGCACCACACTACTACAGATACTGGTATCAGGTCACAAGGCACAAAAAAATGGGGAAGAGCCTAAGCCCTTCCCCTGATAGGTTATTTGCAATCGCCATGCATACGTGTGAGCGTCTCAAGTAAGTCTTGGCTTAAGTCTAAAAGCAAAGATTTTTGGTCAGCGTGCAAACCAGCAACGTCATTTATGTATTTAACCAAGTGGCCGTGATTGCCAGTGTGAGACATTAGGGACGTCCCTAACAATTCCTTGGCAGTCTTAGGCGCGGTAGGCTGCTGCGGTGTTTTGCCTGCATCTTTCTTGGCTTTGGCATCCGCTATTGCCCTTTTATTTACCGATGGTTTCATCTCACCATCTATCTTTTGCAGATTGATAAATTCAAGCTTGCCATCGGTTGCATCAAACAAATCAAAAGCTTGCTGTTCTAATGCAGTAAGACGCCAATCTGAGATATAACCGCCTAAGTCTTTTTTGCGCGCGTCATCGGTTTTAGACGTCCAACTTTCACCGCGAACTCTTGCAAGTATGTCGTTAAGCTTACGGGTAAATGTATCATACCGTTTAACGGTCAATAGAGCCAAAGCTTTATTTTTGCCGCGCGGTGAAACATATAACCGCCAATCAAAGATGTTAGCCAGTTCGCGGTTAAGCGATTTAGTGCTATCGCTTGAGGCTTTCCAATCACTGTATTTTGTTTCAAAAGCTTTAAACGCTGCAGCCGTTAAAGTGGCGGATTGTGTAATTTGTTCTGACATTGTTAGTGCCCTTTCGATTATGGTGTAGGCCTCTGCCTAACTTGTTAAACCATGATTAACTTATAGCAACGTGTAACACGTTACACCATAGATCACCGCTATAAAATAAAATAGGTTAGGGACGTCCCTAACTCTTGACACGCTACCCATACCCACCCCCACCCCCGCCGCGTATAGCTAATGCTACGCATATGCATATGCATACTAATTTACCCGAACTTTTTGGTTTTTTTCAAATTAGGGAACACCCCCCATAGGAGTCCCAACCTCCCCTTGCAAAAAAAATTTTATACTATATCCTCGCGTGTTATACGGTTAGTACCTGCGAACACATTATGGTGATGAACATAGAACCTGAACTTGGTGTACCTTTGACAGATGGTGTGAAAGACATCACGCTCCCTGAACGTGTCGAAGCATTAGACAGCACAGTTAACAAGTTAGAAGAAGGGGGTGTAGACACTACGCCTGACGCGATAGACGAGGAAGTAGCCGCTACTCTCCTAACAGCTTATGCACAAGACCCCGACAAAACATCAAAGCGCATTACACACAAACGTGCTGCCACACTTACTCCCCCGTCCATCAAGCTAGCCAATGCGATAATTAAGGAGTTTAATCATTCCGTTATAGAATCGTCTGTACAGCTTCGCCATTTGGTGACCAACAAACTCATTATTGAATCAGAAAACCCAGACGCTAAAGTCCGTATGCGTGCTTTGGAGCTTTTAGGTAAGATATCCGATGTAGGATTGTTTACAGAGAAGTCTGAAGTGACAATCACCCATCAAACTACAGACGATATTAAGGAGAAACTACGTGGTAAGCTCGCAAAACTTACAAATCCAGAGCCAGAAGTAGAAGACGCAGTTGTTTTAAACGATGCACCTTTGGATATTGATTCTATTTTGAGTGAGTTTGACGATGAATAAGGCCGCAGCCTTTGATGATGTGGACGTAGGACACATACTTGACAACTTAGACGCCTTCTCTGATGAAGAAATCCTAGAGATTGACCGCATGGTTGATGAGTTACACAACCGTAAGGCAAATAAGGCAGCATATAATGACCTTATAGAATTTTGTAAGCGAATGCAGCCTGACTATATTGTAGGAAAACACCATAGAATATTAGCAAACCTGCTTATGGGCATCGAACAAGGTAGGAAAGACCGCATATGTGTGAACATACCGCCCCGTCACGGTAAGTCACAGCTTGTTTCTATCTATTTTCCAGCGTGGTTTCTTGGTCGTAACCCCAATAAGAAGGTTATGATGGTCTCACACACCACAGATTTAGCGGTAGACTTCGGACGAAAGGTCAGAAACCTGATATCCACGGACGAATACCGTGCGATTTTCCCCACAGTCAAGCTAGCACAAGATAGTAAGTCGGCTGGGCGGTGGAACACCAATGTAGGGGGAGAATATTATGCGTGTGGTATTGGGTCTGCTCTTGCTGGGCGGGGTGCTGACCTCCTCTTGGTTGATGATCCCCACTCTGAACAGGATGTTATCAACGGGAACTTTGAAGTCTTTGAAAAAGCCTATGAGTGGTTCACATTCGGTGCGCGAACACGTCTAATGCCAAATGGTAGTGTAGCCATAATACAGACGCGTTGGCATATGGATGACCTGACAGGTCGTGTAACACGTGATATGGTAAATAATGACATGTCAGACCAGTATGAGGTCGTAGAGTTCCCCGCAATACTGGATGTTAAGAGTAAAAAGACCAATAAACCCGTACAAAAACCACTTTGGCCTGAGTTTTTCGACATGCAGGCGCTGGAACGCACAAAAGCGTCTATGCCTACATTTCAGTGGAATGCTCAGTACCAACAGCAGCCCACCGCAGAAGAAGCAGCCATCGTAAAGCGCGAATGGTGGCAAGAATGGACAGGTGAACAACCCCCCATATGCGAATATATCATTATGTCCTTGGATGCAGCCGCAGAAAAACACAATAGGGCTGATTATACGGCGCTTACTACGTGGGGTGTGTTCTTGAATGAGGAAGAAAGCGCACACCACATAATATTACTCAATAGTATTAAAGATCGACTGGAGTTTCCTGAATTAAAGCAGTTAGCTATGGAAGAATACGCAGAATGGGAACCAGATTCGTTCATCGTAGAGAAAAAATCTTCGGGGTCGGCTCTTTATCAGGAGATGCGTAGGACAGGGTTGCCTGTACAGGAATACACCCCGCATAGAGGATCAGGCGATAAGATGGCTAGATTAAATTCTGTAGCTGACATCATAGCCTCTGGTATGGTATGGGTGCCACAGACACGTTGGGCAGAAGAAGTTATAGAAGAGATTGCAGGATTCCCGTTTATGAGCCATGATGACCTTGTGGACTCGACTGTTATGGCACTGATGCGGTTTAGGCAGGGCGGGTTTATACGTTTACCTACCGATGAGGTGGACGAACCCGCAGCTTGGAGACGGCGCAGTGGTGGATATTATTGATGGCTGTTAAAGACCCTAAAAAAGGCACAGGTAAGAAGCCTAAAGGTTCTGGTCGTAGGTTATATACAGATGAGAACCCTAAAGATACTGTTAGTATTAAATACGCGACACCTGCTGATGCACGGGCTACGGCAGCAAAGGTAAAGAAGATAAACAAACCCTACGCTAGAAAGATACAGATATTGACCGTTATGGAACAAAGAAGCAAAGTGTCTGGTAAAACCGAACAGGCGCAGATAGCGAAACGGGCCAAGGAAAGTTTGAAGCGGCAGCGTGGTACGAAGAAATCTTGATACGGAGATAATTATGGCTATTGAAAAAGGACTATATTCTGCTCCGCTTGGGATTGATGAGGGCATAACCGACATAGACGAGATGGAGGTGCCTGACCTTGAGATAGAGATTGTGGACCCAGAAGCTGTTACCCTATCCGATGGGAGTATGGAGATAACCTTAATTCCCGGTAGCGAGATAGATTTATCTGATTTTGACGCAAATCTGGCTGAACTTTTAGATGATACAACCGTTAATGTATTATCAAGCACATTAATGGAGCTTGTAGAGGCTGACATAGACAGCCGCAAAGAGTGGACAGAAACATATGTGGATGGGTTGGATGTATTAGGATTTAAATATGAAGAGCGCACAGCACCGTGGGAAGGAGCTTGTGGAGTATATTCTACAGTGCTTGCTGAAGCGGCTATTAGATTCCAAGCCGAAACTATGTCTGAGACGTTTCCTGCTGCAGGTCCGGTCAAAGTAAAAGTTCTTGGCGAAGAAACAAAAGAGAAGCTTGAAGCCGCCCAGCGTGTAAAAGCTGACATGAATTACGAACTCACCGAAAATATGGTAGAGTATCGTCCAGAGCATGAGCGCATGTTGTATAGCCTTGGCCTTGCTGGGTCTGCGTTTAAGAAAGTATATTATGATCCCAACATCGGGCGGCAGATGGCGCTGTATATATCTGCTGAAGATGTTATCGTGCCATATGGTGCGTCTACCATAGAGTTTGCAGAGCGTGTGACACATGTTATGCGTAAGACCAAGAACGAGTTAAAAAAGCTGCAAGCTTCTGGATTCTACAGAGAGTTGGATATAGGTGAACCAAAACCATACCACTCCGATATAGAAGAAAAGAAAGCAGAGGATGCTGGATATTCTCTGACTGACGATGACAGGTATTCACTATACGAGATACACGCTGATCTTGTTATAGATGGCGTGGATGATGATGACGAGATAGCCCGTCCGTATGTGGTTACTATAGAACGTGGCACAGGTTCTATCCTGTCAATCCGTAGGAACTACGAAGAGGGTGACCCCCTTACTTTGAAAAGACAACACTTCGTACATTATGCGTATGTACCCGGCTTTGGTTTTTATGGCCTTGGTCTTATACATATCATTGGCGGCTACGCCAAAGCAGGAACTTCCTTGATACGTCAGCTTGTTGACGCAGGCACTCTATCGAATCTCCCCGGTGGGTTGAAGTCGCGTGGGCTACGTATCAAGGGAGACGATACACCGATAGAGCCGGGAGAGTTTAAAGACGTGGACGTGCCGTCTGGCAGCATTCGTGATAATATTATGGCTCTTCCATACAAAGAACCTAGCCAGACCCTTCTTGCTCTACTGAATCAGATTACACAGGAAGGACGTAGGCTAGGCGCTATCAGTGACATAAACGTGTCAGATATGTCGGCTAACGCCCCCGTTGGAACCACTCTCGCACTCTTGGAGCGCACTCTGAAGCCTATGGCTGCTGTTCAAGCTAGAGTGCACTATGCCATGAAACAGGAGTTTAAGCTACTCAAAGCCATAATGACTGAGTATGCCCCCAAGGACTACGCATATCAGCCGCAACGAGGTGAGGTCTCAGCCAGACAAGCTGACTATGGTATGGTTGACGTAATACCTGTAAGCGACCCAAACAGTTCTACGATGGCACAACGTGTGGTGCAGTATCAAGCTGTGTTACAGATGGCACAGCAAGCCCCGCAGATATACGACCTGCCGCAGTTACACAGACAGATGATAGAGGTGCTAGGCGTCAAGAACGCTGATAAACTGGTGCCGACCAGAGAAGATGCTAAACCAGTTGATCCTGTTAGTGAGAATATGGCTGCATTGATGGGCAAACCGATGAAAGCATTTATTTATCAGGACCATCAAGCACATATCGCTGCGCATACATCATTTATGCAAGACCCTATGGTAGCGCAGTTGATAGGGCAGAACCCACAAGCCAAACAGATTATGGCATCTTTACAGGCTCATATAGCAGAGCATCTAGGGTTCTCATACAGATCGCAGATAGAAGAAAAACTTGGTGTGGCTCTTCCTGCACCTAACGAAGAACTGCCAGAAGAGATAGAAGTGCAACTATCACGTTTGGTTGCAGATGCGGGTAAACAAGTTACACAAGGTAACCAACAAAAAGCCGCACAGCAAAAAGCACAACAGCAAGCACAAGACCCGCTTATTCAGATGCAAAAACAAGAACTACAGATTAAAGCACAAGAAGTGCAGCGTAAAGCAGCTAAAGACCAAGCAGATGTGCAAATACGTAGAGAACAAGTTAAGGCGCAGACTGCCAAGAATATGTCTGACGCTGTTTTAGAAACTGAAAGAGTTAAACTAGAAAGAGCGGAATTGGCTATAGAAGCCGAAGAAAAGGGCGCAAGTATAGAACGCGCTATGAATGACGCAGAAGATAAACAAAATATAGAACTTCTGCGTATGGCAAGAGAAGGAGCTAAAAACAGATAATGGCAAAAACCGTCTTTGACGTGCTTAGAGAAAAAATCGAAGGTGATAAATCTTCTGCATTAGAATTTCTTGGTACAGGTGGAGCAAAAGATTTTGCTCAATATAAAGAAGTCGTTGGCTTAATTCGGGGTCTTGAAGCCAGCGTAGGATATTTAGAAGACCTCTCGCGCAGTTACATGGAAGATGATAATGACTGAAACAGTAGTACCTTTAAATGACGCAGAGTTTGATCTGCAGTTACCTAAACCTGTAGGCTACCGCCTGCTTATAGCCCTCCCAAAACCAGAAGAAAAATATGAAGG